TATTTGCAGCGTGTTCGCAGTTCCAGAGGATGACGCTTGACCAATTTTTTCTAGGATAGTCTTCGTTCTTTGACCCTAGATACTTTTCTGTCATCTTAGTTTTATAGTCGTGCTTGACAACCATAACCGCCTTTGACTCATCTCTCAACGCCCATAGTTTTTCGATGTCATCACGTAACAGCATATCGCCGTCCATAAAGATTGCCCATCCTTTATATTCCATAAGATGTGGAACAAGGAAACGACTATAGATAAATTGATTACTACCGTCGGTGTGTTTTTCTTCATAGTCTTGCATGTTCTTTAAAGCAAGCGGAGTTATAGCTACGGGTTTACTAGAATGTCTAATAATACTGTTAGTACACACATGAAATGCAATAGCTTCTCGCGGGTCGTACCCGATAAAAATATTAATCATTTTCTTTCTATATCCTCTTCAACACATTGTTCACCGTATTGTATTTCTACAATTCTACAAGGTGTAGTATACGGATTGGTTAACTGATGCCAATCATGCACTGGTATTTTAAATTCATCGTGTATTGACAATTGTTTACTTGGAAGTGCATAACCGTTAGGCATTGTACTATTCACTGCACAGTTGCCTTCACTTACAATCCAATATTCCGATCTATGTTGGTGCCGTTGCATACTTAAACTGCACCCAGGATTAACAGTAAGTTCCTTTACTTTCATTCCTGGTACTTCGTGTAATACACGATAGTATCCCCACGGACGTTCTGTCTTAGGTGCTTTCCATTCTTGTAAAATCCAACTACTAGAATTTTTTTTATCTTCGCCGCCAACTCCAAACACAAAGTCTAAATGAAGCATTTCTTGAAGTAGATCCATCTCTGGGATGTTTTCTTTTGTTCGATCTCCGCCATTGGCAAAGATTATCTGAGCTGTTGGATGAATTGCTCTGACTTTCTTAATGGCGTCTTTGGCGCTGTTATCGCTGTCGTCAAAGTTAATAACTCGATCAACATAGTGAAGTGCGGCAATGATAGATGCACGTTCTTCCCAAGGCATGAATTCCTGCCCTTTCTTTCGACGTAGCCATTCGTCAGAATTTACACCGACGATTAACGAATCGCCGAGTTCTCTAGCTGCTTTGATATAGGCAATATGCCCGGAGTGAAGAGGATCAAATCCCCCTGTGATTAGTACAATGCGTTTCATGCAGATATTTATCTGCGTATATTACCCAGCATTAAAGACTGGCGTCTTCTAACCCAGATACTCGTAGTTTAACAATGTTGCTGAGATGCCATTGTTTTTGGTCAAGTGCTTTGATAATACCCAACCACTTGTTACGTAGTAGGGCAAAATCGTTGATGATTTTTTCAAAGTCTACAACGTCAGCTTCACCTTCTACGAACTTTTCACAGTCTCTAGAAGATAAAGCTCGTTGATAGTTTTCTAAATACTTGCGAAAATGTTGACTGCGAAGTCTACGAAGTTCAATGTTTAAGTACTCAAGGATACCTTCAATTTCTTGAAGTTGATTAAAGCGTTCTTCCACAATGCCGGGCATCTGCGAACTTGCCTTCTCGATGTTTCCCGCTATGCGGACATCTTGTTTTGCTTCGATTAACTCAGCTTCATAATAGGCCACAGCATCGGGAATGTTGCTTATATCTTTGCTAACCCTGTCATACCAATTCATTTATTCCTCGTCTTCGTCGTAGTATTCTTCTTCCTCGTCTACAATTTCTTCACCGTCGATTGAATATTCTATTGCAGTGTCTAGGTAAGGATCGACGCCAAGAAGGCTTTCAAGTGTTGATTCTTTAATACCGTAATCTAATAGTGTGTTAACAAAATCGGCAGCTAGATCTTTTCTATGCTTTTCTGGAATATGCTCAATGACCAATGTCCAGATATCTGCAATCAAGTCGTCTTTCATTCGGTGACCTCCAAGTCTGATTCAACTGTAGTAGTTATCTCAGAAGTGGAAATTTCACCGTGTTTTGAAATGTCAGCCATTGCAATGTCTAGTCCGTCTTTCTCGTTGCGTTCCCAGGCCTTGCGGAACTGCTTGATAATCTCACCATCTTTGGTAGTGTATACAAGACTGTTTCCTTCTTTCTTGAGCATGCCTTTTGCTTCGAACAGATCGACCAATCCACTATATGGACTCATACCTGTTTCATAAGGAATCTCAACCTGTACACTTTCAAACGGTTTTGCATAACGAGTTTTCATAATCTTACAGGCTGCACGAATACCTTGTACAGTTGTAGTCTTATTACCATCTGCATCAAGTTTTAATTTTAATTTACGCATAGCAACAACGATAGAGCTGGCGTAGATGAAACCTTGACCGCCCGAAATCTTGTCATCTGGATCAAACATGTCTTGACTGGCGTAGGTGTGATTAGTACATACCATGCCAATATTGTAGCTACCGAACATATTGACACAGTTACGAACAAGTGCGGTTAGCGCCTTAGGCTTGCGACCCATGTCACCTTTCATATCACCTGCTTGAAATTGATTAACATCAGTAGGAGTCAACAACATGCCCAATGAATCTATGATGAACAATATCTTAGGTCGATCTGCTTCATCCATTGTTTTGTATTCTGCAATAAATTCTGTAATGGTCTTTGCCACATCATCGATCATGGCCATATTAAGTTTCAACAACTTATCTGGACTTGTGTCAACACCGAGAGCGTGTAGCCACTTTTCGTCAAGTGCATTTTCTGTATCAATCAAGATAGGATAAATGCCCTGTGCTTGTGCATTCTTGACTAGGTTACCTGAACAGATAAAACTCTTACCTGCACCAGATTCACCAGCAAATACTGTTACCTTACCTAACGGAATACCACGATCGAAATATCCGCTGATCAAATAGTTTAATGCGTAGTTGTTTGTGCTAACCCAGTCAGTTGGGTCATTAAAACCAATACTCAGTCCGTCGATAGACTTGGTAATTGACTTTCTAAATTTACTGATATCAAATGCTTTTGCCATTATAGTTCACCCTTTGGTAATTTCTTTGGGCTTACAACAATGTCTTCTCGACCAATTGCTTGTAGCCAAGTGTTTAGTCTTTTAATTATAACAGAATCATCCTTAGGATTATCGAATCTAATATCAATATCCGCCACAGTGTCGCCAGATTGATCTTCGCGACTATTATAACTTAGAGAAAAGTTCTCATTTACTTTTAATATTTTTGCCATTATTATTCTCCTGAAATGAAAGAGAGTACGAGCTCACGCTCGTACTCTTGACTAGCAATTTACTTCTGACGATTGCGAATCATGGCAAGAATGTCTTGCGCACGACTAGCACCATCGCTAGCTGGTTGAGCTGCCGGAGCACTGGCTTTGACAGCTGGTTCATCAGCATCAAAAGGAGCGTCTTCGGCTGCAGGAGCGGTCACTGCGGCACGTGGTGCGGCAGCTTTATTAGGATCGCCCGTGGCCTGTCCCATACCTGCTGGCTTGAAGTATTGACCCCAACGATCCATGTCATATGCTTCACCGTCTACCGACGCTTCAAACATTTCTTTCATGACCTTGAGCTCAACATCGGTAGGCTTCTTGGGCAAGAAGTCGCTTAAATTAAATAAGCCGTGAGCTTCAATGGCTGCTGCTTCAACTTCCGTTAAAGAACGTTCACGACGGCTCCATTTTGATGTAGAGTAGTCAGCAAAGCCACCTTTAGATGTCTTGGCAATACGGAAGTCTACGCCCTTGAGGTAGTCAGTTGGCAGTTCTTCCAACTCTGGATCCATCAATGCTGAACGGATGATTTGATAGATTTGAGGACCGATGATAAATCTACGAATTGGATTCTCAGGTTGCTTATCTTCCTTAATAGGATCTTCAACCACAAATCCTTGGAAAATGTATGAACGCTTTTTCCAATACTTACGACCCATCTCTTCCAATGATTTATCTTTGAACCAACCACGCACTTCTGAAAGGATTGGGCAAACTGTACCATCGTTGTACATTTCAACGCAAGGAACTTGCACTTGAACTGGACGACTATCTGTTTCACCTTTGATACCTGCGAACGGCAATTTGATCATTGCACGTTCTACCCAGAAAAATGTATTGGCAGAGTTGCCATCGGGTAGCAAACGGATGACCGCTTCCTTGCCTTCTTGCATGTTCCAATGTGGGTAAATTGCGTTGTCTCCACCGCCTGTGGATTGTCCTGTGGACTTTGATTGTGCTTCTTGAAGTTTAGCACGGATTTCTGCGAGTGATGCCATTTTAAATGCCTCCTTGTGTTATGCCTAAAATGTTTATATGCCTTATGCACATGTATTATTATGCGCTTTTTATTTAGCAAGGTCAATGATTATCTGCTATTTTTTTGATTTATTTTACCAAAAGAAAAAAGTGGGTCAAGCCCACTTTTCTCTATATGCTGCCATTGCTCTTTGTCTAGCTAGCCATAATCTAAACTTCACATAGTCTGATAAGTCATCTTCTACTAACTGACCAAAATTGCGAGCCTTTAGATTACGACCAAATGTGATCTCATCATCAACAATGAGATCGCTATCTTCTAGGTCAAGTTTACTTAGCGGCTTTTGCGTCTGCTTTAGCTGGCTCTTTCTTAGCAGGTTCGCTTTTTGCAGGCTTTTTCTCTTCCTTCTTAACTTCAGCCTTAGCTGGTGTTGGAGCACTTGCTGTTGCAGCCGGTGCTGCTGGCTTGGCTTCTTCTTTCTTGGCAGGTGCTTGTGCAAATGCTGATACTGCGAACACGGTAGCGAGGATTGCGATTGCTGATTTCATTTTAAAGTTTCCTTTTGGTTAAGTAGGAATTTCTACCCCTACATATATATAACGC